TAATAATGCCTAACAAATATTTTTGTCAAGGACCATATTGTCATACAAATGCAACATCGGATAGGTTTCTAAAATCTCAAGGTGTAATTCGAGGGCGCTATGCCTATGCAGAAGTAAATGGAAAATGTAGTTATGGTTATTATGGAACGATATCCGATAGATATTTCTGCAGCCAACGATGTAAGAACGAGTGGTTAAATGTTCATATGGATAGTATTCAACGTAGAACATTGCCGCCATTCATAGACCATAGACGAGTAACTGAGGGATATGAAAAACAAACTAAGACTTATGAGGGTTATAATGGTGGAACTTATACAAGTAGTTCAATCCAAAAAATAGGTGTTGACAATAATGCTGATTAATATAATCTCTTATAAATAGAAAGGATAATATATGAAAATAAAATACTACAATAAGACCTACACAATATCTAAACCATTTGACCAATGCTTTATGGGTAGCGATCCAACTAAAGAGATGACAATACACAATAGGTTTAATGACGAGAACTACCAACAATCAGCAATACTACCTGCGTTTGCTGTTGCTATCTATGACACAATCATAGGCTCTGAAATGTCAGAGGACTTTGACACAATGCAAAAGGGTTTGACTTGGTTTCAAAAGAATTTCCCTAAAGCATATTTCCAACTATTAGACTAATCACACAACACATAATAAGGAACGTGGACCCCTAGAAATAGGGGTCCATTTTTTTTTGGCTTTTTGCTTGAGAACTATGGGCCCACCCTCCCACCCTTAAAAGGGGTCCCAAAGTTTTGACCTTTAGACTTTGATTTAGACATAGATGTGCTATAAAACCATTATGAGAAGAAAACAGAGTTGAAAAAATTCTGCAAAAAAATTTATGAAACAAGAAATTATAGAAAAACTCCCGCCCGACGCCCAAAAAGAATTTCTCAAGCTAGCAATGAAGCTAGACGAAAAAACAAAGCAAACTAAAGTCCACGATTCGTTTTTAGATTTTGTTCGACACGTTTGGCCACAGTTTATTGAAGGTAAACATCACCAAAAAATTGCGGAAAAATTTAATGACATTGCAAACGGCAAAATTAAAAGATTAATCATTAATATGCCTCCAAGGCATACAAAATCTGAGTTTGCATCTTTCTTACTTCCAGCCTGGATGGTCGGACGTAAACCGGATTTAAAAATAATCCAAACGACCCACACAACTGAACTCGCGATCCGCTTCGGACGTAAAGCGAAGACTTTAATTGATAGCCCAGAATACCAACAAATTTTTAAAACTCGGCTAAGAGAGGATAGTCAAGCTGCTGGTAAATGGGAGACAGCCCAGGGTGGTGAATACTACGCAGCCGGTGTTGGATCGGCCATCACGGGCCGTGGAGCGGACTTACTGATCATCGATGACCCTCACTCTGAGCAAGATGCCTTGAATATGCCGGCGCTGGAACGTGCTTATGAATGGTATACATCAGGACCTCGTCAAAGACTTCAGCCAGGGGGCGCAATTGTCCTCGTTATGACAAGATGGAATATGAAAGACTTAACTGGAGCATTATTAAAATCTCAAAAAGAATTAAAATCCGATAAATGGGAAATTATTGAATTTCCAGCTATTATGCCATCAGGGAAACCTGTTTGGCCAGGATATTGGAACAAAGATGAACTCGATGGAGTTAAAGCTTCCCTTTCTATCGGAAAGTGGAACGCGCAGTGGATGCAAAACCCAACAGCGGAAGAAGGTTCCTTAATTAAGAGAGAATGGTGGAAGACTTGGGAAAAACCTTATGTTCCTCCATTACAACACGTTATACAATCTTACGATACCGCTTATTTAAAAAAGGAAACAGCCGATTATACTGCTATCACCACCTGGGGTGTTTTCTATCCCAATGCAGATAGTCCTGCCAATTTAATCTTGTTAGATTCTTATAAGGAACGTGTAGAGTTTCCAGAACTCCGGAAAGAAGCCTTTCGGCAGTACAGATATTGGAATCCTGAGACGGTAATCATAGAGGCTAAAGCTGCTGGATTACCTTTGACTTATGAGTTGCGTAAAATTGGTATTCCTGTTATAAATTACACTCCTAGCAAAGGTCAAGATAAACACGCTAGAGTAAACGCCGTTTCTCCTCTCTTTGAGTCGGGAGTCATCTGGGCGCCCGATGAAAAATTCGCAGAAGAGGTTATAGAAGAGTGTGCATCATTTCCTTACGGGGATCACGATGATTTGGTGGACAGTACAACACAAGCGGTAATGAGATTCCGACAGGGCGGCTTTGTGGTTCACCCTGAAGATTATAAAGATAAGAAAATGCCGCAAATTGAGAGAACATATTACTAATGGCGAGTAAACTTTTATTAAGAATTTTAACAGCAGCCCGACCTGGCATTCGACAAGGTGTCTTGAAGATGCAAGATGTCGTTCAAGAGTATTTTAAACAAAGCGGCGGTAAAACTATTGATCCCGGTGAGAGAGCTATTATTGAAAATGAATTCATAGAATTTGCACCAAGCAACGTTACCACTCCGGATATATTTAAAAATTTTTTAAATGAAGGGGAAATTGTCAAAAAACCTTCTACAAGACCAGGTAGAATTAACTATGCAGCAATGGAAGATAAACTTGGCACAAAGCTAAGAGGTGATGAAACTTTTGACGAATTATTAGAAATAGAAAAAGGTGGACAAGGAATTGGTTCAATGATTCCTAAACAGTATCGGGGATACAATCTAGAGAAAGGTGGTGAGTATACAAAAATTCCACATCCACTTCGTATGGATGACATAATTGCGTCTGAAAAACCCATTGATAAAAGTTTTATTAAAAACTGGAGTCAAAGAGATGACTATGCAAAATTCATTAGAAAGATGAGAGAAAAAGAATTTGGAAACCCAGATATTAGAAAAATTGTAAAAGGATCCGGCGGAGATATTGCAGAAGGCAAACGAGCCGCGACCACCTTAGCGCGAGCCGCGGAGATGGGTGCGGATACCAAAATCAAACAAGAGATATTATCGGATTTAGATGCGGACAAATTGGAGCGTGGACCGCGATGGTGGAAAGGCGATGACGCGTATGACAATATTGAAGGACCGATGGGAGCCGATACTAGAGCAGATATGACCAAGCGTCTTAATAACAAAGTTTATCACGGTGTAATGGAAGATTTAGATGGAATCCTTGGCGAAGAAAAAAGTTATGAAGTTTTAAAAGATTTAAGTACTTTTAGTGGCAATCGAAGAGGATATAATAATGATCCTGATGCTTTTATCCAAGCGATAAAAGAAGAATTAGAATTTAGGGATGTTAAATATGATATGACGTTTTGGGAAAACTACGTCGATGAAATAATGCAACTAACAACACCGGAAGTACCGATGTTTAAATATGGAGGAATAGTATAGTGACGATTGATAAAAGAATGAGTTATGAAATGCAAGGTGGTAGTAAACCTGCAAGAAATTATTTAGGCACTCAGAAGACTGTAAGTGGTATTCCCGTTAAATGGAAGTCAGGTCCGGATGCGCCATCTACAGAACTAGCTTATATTACAAAAGCAGAAAAAGATTTATTACTTAAAAAGAATTTACACGGTTCATTGAAGAACGGACCTAACACAGGTCCAGATGGAATTATGTCTTTAGACTCTCAAGGAGATTACACTAGAGATAGAAGTCCACAAGGACGAAGTAGACAAGGCCAAGCCCAACACGATCAGCATATGAAAAGTATTTTGACCGGTCAAAAAAATATTGGTCAGACAACTAAGACAGGTCCAAAGACTAGAAAATATGCAGTACCTGAATATGTAAAAGTTAAACAAAAAGACGGAACTTATAAAAATAAATACATCGGCTCTGGTTACAAATCTTATGGCACTCCAAGTTTGTGGGGAAATTTATTTAGTAGAGGGGCTCCTGGGTATAGAGGAATAAAAGGAATGCCTGCTTTCTGGGGTAAACCTAAATTTGATTTTAAACAAGGTCCAGATGGTATGGGTTATTATTCTGATTATGAAAAATTTGGAGATACAAGAGATCCAGTGCCATTGGGAATAATGGGGCTTATTGCAAATGCAATTAACAAATTTAAAAAACCTAAAGATATGACTGAGTTTAATAAATTAGGTTTAGGTGGAACTCATCCAGCAGCTTTAGATTTTGATCCCGATGCAAAAATTCAAGATACGGCTTTTTCAAAAATCTCTAAAAATGATTTTAATCGTATGTTTAATGTAAATGATGTAGCAGAGTTAATAAATGACTCTTCAAAAGTTCCCGCAGTTGAAGGAACTACTTTTAACAATCCAATAGGTGGAGTAGATCAATATGCTAGAGAGATGGAAGCTTTAGAAAAAGCAAGAGCTGGAGACACAGTTACAGCCAGTGAATTAGGAGGAACCTTACAAGATTTTTATACTAATAAACAACCTTACACAGGTAAGATGGAAGTTTGGGATGATAATATTAATTTTAATGATAATGTCCCAATAGAAACAGATTCGATGTGGGATGATGCTTCAGCTGAAGCACCTACAAGCTTTCTAGAAAATCTTCAAAATAAGTTTGGAGCGGAGGTTATGCCGGCTGGAAATTATTCTCAAAATGCAGTAGCTCATCAATTATTTGGAGGTAATGTAAATACAGCCTTTGATGACTTAAGTTCTTTTCAACAAGGTCAAGTAATGGATGCTATTGGTGCTTATGGAACTACTTCTCTAGGAACTTTGGGAGTGAAAGACGGTGGACGTATCGGTTACGCTAACGGAGGTCTAGCTTCGCTCTTCACTAGGAGGGGATAGTGGCTCAATTAGGAGAATCAAAATATTTAGCTGAGTTAAATGCCGAAGCTCAAAAAGAGTTTGGTAAGAATTATGTAGATCTTACCGAAGACCAGAGAAAACTTATTGCTGGCCGACTAACAGGTAGACGTCAATACACACCAAGAGATCCTTCAACTAGTCCATCTGCATTAGCAGAAAAAAAACTTAAAGATTTTGTAAAAAAATTTAAAAAAGAAAAGAAAAGACTTCCCTCTAAAGCAGAAATTCAAAGAGGAACTACTTCTGATTTAAATACTATAAAGAAATATCTTAAAGAAGGTAAGGACTATCTAACTTTTAAAGAAATGAAAAAAACTCTAGATCCCCCTAGAGAGGCTGGCGATCTAACTCCCGCACAAAAAAAATGGTACGCCGCCAACAAAGATTATCTATTTTTGGATAAAAATAATAATTGGAAAAAAGGACCAGATGATTTTATGTCCTTATCTACTAATGATCGATTTAGAGTAAGACAGCAATACAACAATCGTTCTACTACAGGTCTTAATCATCCGTGGGTCAAACTTCAACAAAGAACAAAAGACTTAGAAGATATTTTAAATAAAGAACTTGTTAAAGTAGGCAAAAACGAAAACGTAGTTATAAACGCATCTAGAAAAGAGTGGCTTAAAAAAAACAAAATAACAGATTTTACAGAACAACAACTTAAAGATATTTTTGATAAATTTGGGGGAAGATTTGTTTTTCAAGGTCAAAAATTATTAGAAATTCCAGGAATGGAAACAGAAATTATTAGATTAGCTAAAACTAAAAATCCAAGACAAATTGTAGAAACTTTAATTGCTGAAAAAAAAATACCACCTCAAAATATAACTCCTGGTGAATACGGTAAAAAAGTTTCTCTTAAAGGGATTACAATAGTTTTAAATCAATTGGTCAAAGAAAAAAAAATATCAAAGATACTGGACCACGATCCTTTACAAAAGCAAAAAGATCTTTGGGTAAAAGAATATATCAAAAAATTTCCTAAAGAAGATAGTACTTGGAGAATCGCCAAAGCGATTGGTGCTAATCAAAATATAAATATGAGTAAAAATTTTGTCGAAGCGGCAATTAAAAGATTAGGGCTAACTAATACTTTTATCAACACACACGAAAAACTTCTGCCTCAAATCAAAGCTTTAGATAAAATTCTTAAAAAAAATTCTAATTACATCAAAAGTGCAACAAATCCCTCAAAAAAATTTAAATTTTTAGCTAGTGAGTATGCAAAAGCAACTAAACAGCCTTTAGTTGAGGCTACTTCACAATTAAAAAGTAGATTGGAAAGATTAGGGGCATTATATCAAGGAACGGCTAGTGATCGTTATGTGAGCAACGCATATAGAGCAATTAAAAAACCACTAGGATTCAATGATCGCTTTGCTCAAAACTTAATCGAGATAGCTAGTAGATCGAGACAAGCTTCGAGTAATAGTGCAATTGCGCGAATGTTGGGATTACCCGCTAAGCAAATTCAACTGATCGATGACATATCTGCAGCAGCACCGGGCCTAGGAGTCTCAGTAGCTGGAGATCATACAGATATTAAAGCCTTAATGAAAAGTTTTCCTAATTACAAAAAGAATTTTTTAAGAATCCAACTTATATCTAATAACTTAAATCAACATAAAAAACAATTTGATAGAAAAATACTAGCGCTGGCGGGTAAAGCCGCGAGGGGGAATCCGACAGTTAAAATAGAAGCTTTAGAAGATATGGAAGCTCTTCAAAAAGAATTTAAAAAATTAACTGGATATCGTATTGGGGGTTTTGATGTAGAAGATGGAAGACTCTTTTTAGATGAAGAAGCAATGACTCCGAGAATAAATGAATTAAAAAATCCTATAAACCAATATATAAGACAAGGGATTAGTAATTTAGAAACTACTTCGGCGCCAGACGACGCGCCGGTTAAATTTACTAATATAGTTGACAGACTTTTAAAAAATGCGGGTTCAGCAGCACAACGACTAAATATTTTTAAAGATTATCAAGGAACAAAAGCAATTCAAGGAAGTAAGTATGTGAATGCACTTGGAAAGATTCCTCGGTTTGGTCCCCTTGTTAAAGGCCTTCTAATAGGAGGAGCAGGTGTAGTTGGGATGACTACACTAGCTAATGCCGGAGAAGTAACTCAACCCAAAGTAGTTGAACCCCAAGAAACATTAAAATATAATTCAACACTCGGTTCGATTGTAAATACTAAAACAGAAGAACCCGCGGACCAGAATCAAGTTTGGGAATGGATTAAAGACAACCCAGTCAAGACTGTTGCCGGAACTTCTATAGGTTTTTCTACACAAGAAATTCCTGGAGCTTATAAAAAAGCTAGAGAGTTAGGAAGAGGCAGAACTAGATCTGCTTTAGGAATTACTGGAGCTTTAAAACCAGTTCTAACAACTTTTGGTACACCAGCAATGACGGCTTTATTCGAAGCGCCGTTTGCGGCTAAAAGATTAGAAGAAGGTGAAACAATGACTGAAGTTTTAACAGATCCGATGGGCCCGGCTTTAGGATTATCTTTAATGGAAACTTTATCGCAAAAAGCAGGAGTGGTTAGAGATGCACCCAAAAGAACAATGGCAGAAGGTTTAAGAAATTATTTTAATTTAAAAGATGTCGGTACAGCTAGACCGGGAATGACGAGTAAATTTTTAAGAATGGGAATGAGTCCAAGAATGATTGCCGGAGCATCGAGATTTTTAGGATTACCAGGACTTGCGTTATCTTTAGGACTAACAGGATACGATGCTTATAAAAATTATCAAAACCAAGAAGGTATGATATACAACTTTTTTAACAGAGATGAATAGACGAGCTTTTATACAAGGATTAATTGGTCTGGCTTCAATGCCCGCGCTTTCCAAATACATAAATGTATTTAAATTAGGCGGTGTCCGCGAAGGAATTACCAGAGCCGCAGATAATACAATGCAAAAAGGAATTGAGTTTTACGAAGCGGTTATAAAAAGAGTTATGGATGAAGGAACCGTTACAGGCGAGGCCGATAGATGGAGAACTTATAAACACCCAGACAAACCAGATATGAGTGTAGAAGTAAATCTAGGCACAGGAGATACAGCAGTATATTTTGATACTGATAGAGGAAGTAGAGCCGGAGCAGAAATTTCAACAGATATAGAAATGCCTAGAGCTGGAAAAGAATTAATAGAATCTGAAGAAGTATATCGAATGGGTGGTGATGACTATTACAAAGATATCGATGAAGAAATTACAGGTGGTGTAGGTAGCTTAGAAGAATGGATTAAAATGAAAAGAGGTTATGCAGCAGGTGGAAGAGTTGGAATGTGGGACGGTGGAAGCCTGGATTATTTGGATCTTATAGGTGATGATTTAAGTGCGGATGAATGGGAAGGAATTTTACAAGCGTTAGGTGTATATGATGAACGATTTCTAGATTATAAAAAAGGTGGAAGAGTTGGAAGATGGATGGGTGGTCCTCTTTCCGCGGGTAAAGGTACATTAAGACAAATGTTAAGACATATGTCTAAAGGTAGTTCACACGGTAAGAGTGGTGGCGAAATGTTAAAAATGGTAAATCCTAAACAGTTTTCAAGACACTTAGAAGATCCTAATCTTTTATTTATGAAAGGCTCAAATAAAGAAGGTCTTATGGCAACTGATATGGTTAAAGATATGGTAAGAAAAATAGAAGGTGAAAGAGCAATGATGATTGATGAACTTCTTGAAGCTGCAAAAAATATAAGAAAAGCAGATAAGAGTATTGAACAATATAGAATGGAAATGATAGAAGCAATGATGGCTAAAGGCGCCGATAGACAGACGGCTGAAAATTTAGCAACAATGGTAGCAGGAATGGCAGAAGGAGCAGCTGGTAAAAAAGCTACTCCCAAACTTACTGATGAAGGAATTTTAGAATTAGAAACTATTCATAAAAATTTATTAACTAAAGGTAGACCATTAAATGCAGCAGGCGGTAGAGTAGGAATGTGGAGAGGTGGTGGAATAAAAATTGGAAAAAATGTAATGAACTTATTAAGAAATAATAAAAAAATTAGAGAAGCGATAGATAATATTTTTCCAACAGGAGATTATAAATATGATGCAGAAATGGCAGTAGAGTCTTTGGTAGAATTAAACCCACAAGTTTTTGGTGGTAAACTAGCTGATGATTTAGATGATGCTTTAAGGTCTGAAATTTATGGAGCTGTAATAACTCCAATTATGCAAGATCACGCTCTGCTAGCACAAATGAAAAGAGCTTCCAAACCTATTAAAACTTTAGAAGGAATTGAAAACACAGGAACCATTAATATCTCAGATCCAAATGTAGCCGAAGAATTTACAAGATTTATGAAAGAGACAGATCCTAAGGGACATAGAAAAATAGAAGAAATAGTAGAGTTGAGTAATTTTGATCCTAAAGGGCGTAAGAAAAACGCCAAGGGGGGAAAAGTGGACGATGCCGAAGTTAATTTGACAGTAATAAAAATACCTGATATCAGTGGCTCAGGTGTTGAAACATTATTCGAAAGAAGATAGAATATCCCTATGGCTGAAATAGACAAATCATTACCCAATATTGATCCAAATGCGCTTCCAGAAGAAGCAATCATTGAAACAGAAAAAAAAGCTGAAGTTGTAGATACGCCTACAGGTCCAGTTGAAATCGAAATGGATGAAACAGGTGGAGCAGAAGTTTCTTTTGATCCCACTGCAACCGAAATAGATCCCACACAAGATCATTTTGCTAATTTAGCAGAAACGATGCCAGATAATGTTTTAGAGCCTTTGGGTAATAAATTATTTGATCAATATACAGAATACAAAGAATCTAGAGGTGACTGGGAAGAAACTTATAGAAACGGATTAGAACTTTTAGGATTTAAATATGAAAAAAGAACAGAACCCTTTCGTGGAGCTTCTGGTGTCAATCACCCGGTTCTTGCAGAAGCAGTTACGCAATTTCAAGCGCAGGCTTATAAAGAGTTACTCCCGTCTGATGGACCAGTAAGAACTCAAATTTTAGGGGACATTAGTGTTCCTAAAGAAGACCAAGCTAAACGTGTTAAAGATTTTATGAACTGGCAAATTATGGATCAAATGAAAGAGTATGAACCAGAATTTGACCAAATGTTATTTTACCTCCCTTTAAGCGGCTCAACTTTTAAGAAAGTTTATTATGATGATCTTTTAGGAAGAGCCGTTTCTAAATTTGTTCCAGCTGATGATTTAATTGTACCTTACTCTGCAAACTCTTTAGAAGATGCAGAAGCAATTGTACACGTTATTAAAGTTTCAGAAAACGAATTAAGAAAACAACAAGTCTCGGGATTTTATCGAGACATAGAATTAGGCAAACCTCCAGTTACTGAAAATCAATTGGAAGATAAAAAATTAGAATTAGAAGGAATTTCTAAAGATGGTCAAGAAGATCAATATACTTTATTTGAAATACATACTGATTTAGATTTAGATGGTTATGAAGATCTGGGTGAAGACGGAGAACCAACAGGAATTAAAATACCTTACATCATAACGATTGCACAATCTACACAAGACGTTTTATCTATTAGAAGAAATTACGCACAACAAGACCCTCTTAAAAAGAAAAAAGATTATTTTGTTCAGTTTAAATTTTTACCAGGAACTGGTTTTTATGGTTTTGGTTTAATTCATATGATTGGTGGTTTAACTAGAACTGCAACAGCAGCTTTAAGACAATTATTGGATGCAGGAACTTTAGCTAACTTACCAGCTGGATTTAAATCCAGAGGCATTAGAGTTAGAGATGATGCACAACCCTTACAACCTGGTGAATTTAGAGATGTAGATGCACCTGGCGGAAATATTAAAGATCAGTTTATGACTCTACCTTTTAAAGGACCCGATCAAACTTTACTTCAGTTAATGGGTATTGTAGTTGATGCAGGCCAAAGATTCGCGGCCATCGCTGATATGCAAGTAGGCGATATGAATCAACAAGCGGCAGTCGGAACAACGGTAGCATTATTAGAGCGTGGCTCAAGAGTAATGTCCGCAATCCATAAAAGATTGTATGTTGGATTAAAATGTGAATTTAAATTATTAGCAGAAGTATTTAAAACTTATCTTCCACCGGTTTATCCTTATGATGTACCAGGTGCTCGAAGAGAAGTTAAAATGCAAGACTTTGATGATAGAATAGATATTCTACCAGTTGCTGATCCTAATATATTCTCTCAAACACAGAGAATATCTTTAGCGCAAAGTCAATTACAAC